CTTGAGCAGTCGCAGTGCATCTATTGGGATATGTACAAAGATGCTTATGGTGTTCGCCCACGTGGTATCGATACTTCTAGTTGGACTGTTGAAAATTTTGCCGAAGAGTTTCGTATGCTCAGCGATATTATTCGTGTGAACGAATATGATCAGCTGAAAGCTGAGGAATCTGCAGCGCACGACTTCGAAGTGCGTGTTCAGAATCTCATTCAGTGTGGTGCGAGAAGTCGTGATCAAGCATTGAAGTGGATCCACGAAGCAGAAGGCAGCAATGGTGACGATGATTTCCTTTGTCATCTGGTAGGTCTGCCGTATGGATACTTCAGGAAGGCAGCATGATTCTTGCTAAAGAAATAACTAACTGGGCTGAGTCATATCAGCCCAATCATACATATCTAATGTCAGATAGTATGTCAAAAGTTTATGGATACTTCAAATGGAATGATCCTAAACAATTTCAGATGTTTAAAAACCCTATTCGGATTGACAAAAAATATAGGCAGTTCCAAGTGTTGAAGAAAAACATTAAGGATATGGAATGAACCTGCACAATTTTTTTGATAGTCTTGCTGCTAATCCTTCTCGCAATTTTAAGATCGAACAACTGGAGCAGCATAGTAAGAATCAAACTCTACGCAGAGTTGTTGAGTTGGCTCTCGATCCATTCACAAACTTTTACATTCGTAAGATTCCAAAGTACACACCCAACTCTGGTTCAGGTATCAAATTAGAATTTGCTTTGGATTCTTTGTACGATCTATCTGCTAGATTGGTAACTGGCAATGCAGGGATTGCCCATCTGACGTCAATGCTAGAAGCACTAAACGAAGATGACGCTAAAGTTATTGAACGTATTATTGAAAAGGATCTAAAATGTGGAGTGTCAATCGCGACCGCAAATACGGTATGGCTTGGTTTGATCAAAGAGTATCCAGTGATGCTGTGCAGTGGCTTCGAACAGAAACTGATAGACAAGGTTCAGTTCCCAGCATACGTCCAGTTGAAAATGGATGGTATGAGGTTCAACGCAGTCGTTCGCCACAACGAAAACGGATCTTCCGTTGAGTATCGGTCACGCAATGGCAAAGAAATTCAGTTGCTTGGTAATCTAGATGATGAATTCATTTCGTTATCTAATGGCGTTGACTGCGTGTTCGACGGAGAGTTGATTCTAAAGAAAGACGGAAAGATTCTAGATCGCCAAACTGGTAATGGTATTCTGAACAAAGCAAACAAGGGAACAATAAAACCAGAAGAAGCAGCCATGGTTCATGCGACTGTCTGGGATGTCATTCCTTATTTGTATTTTGTCGATGCTCACTGCCCCACTAATTATGAAACTAGATTAAATTCTTTGCAGATACTTTGGACAAAATTTTCCAATCATTATACGAAAATAGATCTTGTAGACAATTATGTAGTTGATGACATTGAACAGGTTAACACTATCTTTCAAAAGTTACTTTCTTCTGGTCAAGAAGGAATTATCCTCAAAGACAAACGTGGTGTCTGGGAAGACAAACGTGTAAAACATCAGATTAAATTCAAAGGAGAACTAGAGTGTGATCTGAAGATTGTTGCAGTCGAAGAAGGAACAGGTAAGGCTGCAGGAATGCTAGGTGCAATCGTATGCGAATCATCAGATGGTATTGTTAAAGTTAGTGTTGGTTCTGGATTTACAGATGAGCATCGCAAACAATTCTGGAAAGAGACATTAGTTGACAAAATCGTAGCAATCAAGTATAATAGTCGTATTAAGAATAAACTTGGAGAAGAATCTTTGTTTCTTCCAGTGTTTATAGAAATTCGTGACGATAAAGATGTTGCAGATAAGTCAAAGGATATAAAATGATTATGATATTGAGAGAAATAGGTAATGTTTATTTTTGATGTAGAAACTCTGGGTGTAGAATCCAATGCTGTCGTTCTATCGGCAGCATTGATTCATTTTAATCCAGAGAAACGACCAACATACCAAGACTTGCTTGACAATGCCTGCTTTGTCAAGTTTAATGCCAAGGAACAGATGGATGCAGGTTGCACTGTTTCCAGATCTACATTGGAGTGGTGGAAGACACAACATGAGTATGTCCGTAAAGTTTCATTGGACCCAAGTTGTGATGACACTACGGTCAAAAATGGAATGCAGAAGTTTTATGCCTATATGAATCAATTTTCAAATCCAGAGAAACAAACAATGTGGGCAAGAGGTTCACTCGATCAACTCGCAATTGATTCATTGGCAGTTCGATTTGGCTTACAACAAATTACAGGATATAATGTATGGAGAGATGTTCGAACTGCAGTCGATATTCTCTATGGAACTGACAATGGATATGTAGAAGTAGATCATCCACTTTTCAAACGTCACGAAGTTATCAAACATCACCCTGTTCACGACTGCGCACTTGACGCAATGCAACTTATGTACGGAAAGAAATCTTAATGCAGTTTTATACTAACGTATATCCTTACGGGAACAGAATGCTGGTTCGTGGTTATGAACACGGCAAAGCATTTTCATATAAACTAGATTTCTCTCCAACACTTTTCGTAGCATCGAAGAAACCTGGAAGCAAATGGAAAACTCTTGATGGAAAAGTTCTTGATGCGGTACAACCTGGAACTATAAAAGAGACCAGAGAATTTATTAACAGATATGAAGATGTTGCTGGGTTCGAGTTGAATGGTAATACTAATTATGTGTGTCAATATATTAGCGATACTTATGACTATGACATCAACTGGGATGTCGATCAGATCAGGACATTCTATCTTGACATTGAGACTTCCACTGAGGAAGGATTCCCTGATGTCAAGACCACAAATGAAGAAATTCTTCTAATCACAATTAAGGATTCTAAAACAAAACTTGTCACAACTTTTGGAACTAAGGAATACTCTAAGGTTAGAGAAGATTTAAATTATGTTTATTGCTCCACCGAACGTAACCTTCTGTTAAGATTTATGGAGTTCTGGCAGGCAAACTATCCAGACGTCATCACTGGATGGAACACCTCATTCTTTGACATTCCGTATCTGGCTGGAAGAATCGAGAGAGAACTTGGCGATAGCGTCGCGTCTAAACTCTCACCATGGGGATTAATTCAGCACCGCAGTATCTATGTCAAAGGCAATGAGGAAATCTCTTATGACCTACACGGCATTGCTCAACTTGACTATCTTGATCTTTACAAGAAGTTTACTTACACCAAACAAGAATCTTATAAACTAGATTATATCGCAGAGCAAGAGCTAGGTGAACGTAAGAAAGAAAATCCTGGAGTTGACTTCAGAGATTTTTATTCTAACTATTGGAAAGACTTCGTTGAGTATAACATTCACGACGTGGAACTTGTTGAGATGCTAGACGACAAGATGCGTTTGCTTGAGTTGTTGTATACTATGGCATATAATGCTAAGATCAACTTCGAAGATGTATTCTCACAGGTTCGTATGTGGGATGCTATCATCTATAATCATTTACGAGATAAGAATATTGTCATCCCTTTGAAGAAGAGTGGCGGTTCAAAGAGCGCACAATTTGAAGGTGCGTTTGTTAAAGACCCACTGGTTGGTGGACATAAATGGGTTGCTTCGTTTGACTTGAACAGTTTGTATCCGCACTTGATTATGCAGTACAACATCAGCCCAGAAACTTTAACGACTGAGAAGATCTCTTGTTCTGTTGATAAACTTCTAAACAAAGAGATTGATACATCGTATCTTCAACGCAGAGATCTGGCTTTGACTGCAAACGGATGGTGTTATACCAGAGAATATACAGGATTTATGCCTGAGTTGATGGAGAAGATGTATACTGACCGAAGCAAATTCAAGAAACAAATGCTAAAGATTCAGCAGGAATATGAGAACGATAAGAGTAACAAACAACTTGTTAAAGAGATAAGTCGCCTCAACAATCTGCAGATGGCGATGAAGATTGCTCTCAACTCTGCTTACGGTGCAATGGGTAATGAATACTTTCGTTATTTTGATATTCGTATGGCAGAGGGTATTACAATTTCTGGTCAATTGTCTATTCGTTGGATTGCTAACAAGCTGAATGAGTTTATGAACAAAACAATGAAGACTCAAGAAAAAGATTACATCATTGCGATTGATACTGATTCAATCTATCTGTCTTTGGAATCTTTGATCGAGAAACTTTGCGATGGGAAAACGACAGAGCAAAAGATTAAGTATATGGACAAGGTTTGTGAGGAGATCTTCCAGCCATTCATTGACAATAGTTATCAAGAGTTGGCAGACTACATGAACGCTCACTCTCAAAAGATGCAGATGAAGCGAGAGGTTCTGGCTGACAAAGCAATCTGGACTGCCAAGAAAAGATACATATTGAATGTACACAACTCTGAAGGTGTCCAATACGCCAAACCCAAGTTGAAGGTTATGGGTCTGGAAATGGTTAAATCTTCTACACCTGCAGCTATCCGTGACATGCTTAGAGAATCTATCCAAGTTATCCTAAAAGGTAGCGAGGAAGATCTACACTTATACATAGAAGAAAAGCGAGCAAATTTTCTAAAGATGCCAGTAGAAGATATTGCTTTTCCAAGAGGTGTGAATGGTATGAAAGTTTATGCAGGCTCTCCAATTTATGCCAAGGGGACACCAATCCATGTTCGTGGAGCATTGCTTTATAATCATCACTGTAAACGAATGGGCTTGGAGAAAAAGTATCAGGCAATTCGCGATGGCGATAAGATTAAGTTTGTTTATATGAAGATGCCAAATCCAATCCAAGAAGATGTTATCGCTTTCGTGCAGCATTTGCCTAAGGAACTGGGACTTCATGCATACATAGATTATGATAAACAGTTCCAAAAAGTTTTTCTTGATGCGTTACAGATTGTTATTGAACCACTAGGATGGAAAACAGAAAAAGAGAGTTCTTTGGAGGATTTCTTTGCGTAACATAAGGATTATAAAAACAGGGATAGATGTCTCAGGAATCTTAAAAGATTTAAGGGATAACAAAAAAGATTGGGGTGCCGTCAGAAAAACAGATGGTGCCCATACAATCATTGATGATTTTGGATATGATGAATTAGATGTTGGAATTTTTCAATTGATAGTAGGTGGCGTAGAAAAAGATGGAGACTTTGTTGGTAACAGTGAGATCTGCATTCCAACACCTGCTCTCTACGAACAGAAAAGCATTATTGATTTTTTAAAACATAATTTTAATGGCAGAGTTAGTAGATGTGGATTCTTGTCTTTAGAGGTTGGCGGTGAAGTTGGATTGCATATAGACGAGGGTACATATTATCTAACCAAAGACAGGTACCACCTTTCAATACAAGGAACATACGATTATACAGTTGGCGGTGAAACTGTTAGAGTCGAACCTGGAACTTTATTGTGGTTCAATAATAAACTATTGCATGGGGCTAAGAATGTTGGCAATGGTGTAAGAATAACATTTGTTTTTGACGTTCCCCACTCCCCAAATAATCTTTGACATAAATTATCATTTAATGTATAATTATAGAATTAAGAGGATAAAACTATGAGCATATTGGAAAAACTTAAGAAAAACTCAACAATTAAAGACACTGCAATTTTGTCACAATCAAAGTTCTTTACAAAGAAGGACATGATTCCAACGACAATCCCAGTTCTCAATGTTGCATTGTCTGGAAGATTGGATGGTGGATTAACGCCTGGACTGACAATGTGGGCTGGTCCGAGTAAGCACTTCAAGACTGCATTTAGTTTGTTGATGGCTAAAGCATATCTTGACAAGTACCAGGATGGTGTTGTGTTGTTTTATGATTCAGAGTTTGGTACACCGCAATCTTATTTTGATTCTTTTGGTATCGACAATGAGCGTGTGAT